CTCCGCTTGCTGGTCAGCGTCGTTATAGCGCCTCACGCGCGGCCGGTCCCAGTCAATCAGCCGATTCTCTGCTGTGAGCATCACCTCGGCGGACTCAGGGCCTAACTGAATCTGCATGTTATCCATACGCCCGGAGAAGACCAGCACCGGATCGGTGATCAAGGCGTAGCTGGAATTGAGCGCGCCAACCCAGATCTTGGCATCCCGACCCTGATAGGACTCGTTGAGCGCGATGCTGATCACGTTGTTGGGGATTCCTCTGAGTTTCATTCTGACCCCATAGGCTTGGAGCTCTGAACTTTCCTCAATCTCCTCGATCTCCCCAAGTGTCCCGATACCGACGTAGGTATGAACACCCCAGACGATTGACCCCACAGCGCTGTGAACGCTCACGTAGCCCGAGGAAAAATCCAACAGCGTCATCATCACAGGAACGACATTCTCCGCTTCCAAGGCAGAAGTCATTGCCGCGGTCAACGTTCTCATACGAATGCCTCCACGCCGACGAACGAGATACCGTAGAGTGCCAAGTTATTGACCTCCCATGAAGCTTGCCCGTCATCGATCAGTCGCATCACGCAGGTCGGGTTCGTGTAAACAATCGCGACGTTGTCTGTCGGAGAATCTCGGAGTGGCGGCTCGAAGGTGATCGTCGCTGCGCCCGCGCCGTCGCTATTCACGTTCGCCGTCACCATCTTCAGCTCATTCCCGACTTGGAAATAGTCACCGGGGAGTAGCAGACCGCTCGTACTCAACGGCCACGCGTCCGTTGTCAAGGTGTTCCCCGTCTGTCCTGAACCAGCGACCAAAGGTGATCCGGACGCCACGCCACGCGGCGTCTTCGCTGTCGGATCAAACCCGTAGAACCGCCCCGCCGCGCCGCGCAGTTGAACGAAGAAAGAATGCCAAGCGGCGGCCGTCGCTCGCTTCATCGGCGGCAACGAAAAATTCCCCAGCCACATGGCCCCGGGGAATTCCAGAGTCTGCGTTGTCCCGCTCAGGGGGCTGACGAACACCTTGGTGTTGCTCATCAATGCGAAGCGATGAGCACGAAACCCTGTGGGGGTCGTCGGCATTGATAATGTCGCCATGTCTTAAGATCTCCGGTTGACGGCTTTGGCGTACTGACCGCCGCGCTCGATCGCCGCCAGCACTCCTTGCTTGGAGCGCTCTTCGATGATCGGCGCGTACTGTTCCATCTCCGCGCGAACAGTTTGTGACACGCCGGTTGAGATATTGAACACATTGGTCACGGTGATCGGCGCCATGGAAGACCGCGAGGACAGTTGTTCATGGTTGACCACCATGCCGTCCGTCTTCGGAACAAATAGTTCTCGGCCTCGCTCACCAACCATCAACGGCTCTCCGGCTGAGACGGATCCGCCCATGGCCGACGGCTTAAAGAGCGACGTGATCCAGCTCGAGATACCCGAGGCCGCCGCATTGGCGACGCCGCCGGAACGCTGACCATTTTGGTTGGCTGTTCCGAATAAGAATTCCAATATCTTTGAGGCCGCTAGCTGTGCCGCCATGCGGGCGAGCAGCTGCTTGAACTGCTTCTCGAAGTCAACGGCCTTACCCATGAAGATATCCTCCAGCATACTCGCGAAGGCGTCCTGCATGTTTTCCATCGCTCGCTCGAAGAACTTGGACATCTCGTCGGAGCTCTGCGCGGCGGTGTTGGTCATATCCTTGATACTCTCCTTTACCTGGTCGTCCAATTCGAACATCCGATTCGCCCAAGCTTCAAAGCTGACGCGACCGTCATCCCACAGTTCATTCAGCTTCTTCATTTCACGCTGCATCTCGCGGGTCGGATCCGCCGCGTCTTCCAACGTGTTGATCGCTTCGCGCTGCTTGGTATTGTATTCATCAAGGTTTTTCAGGTAATCGTCGAAGACCTCGTTCTCGAATTCCTGTGCTCGCTTGCGCGCGTTGATGGCTTCCTCTTCGGCCTTGATATTGCGCAGCTTGAAGTCGTCGGGGCGATCCTTCAGCTGCGCGCCCTTGTTCACTTCATCCATGTACTTCTTTCGGCGGTCACTGAACTTCTTCGGATCCCAGATTTCATCCAATCGCTTTTGCCAGTCCTGTCCGATCGATGCCGCTTGGTCAAATTCCAACTGAGCCACCGCCGCTGCCTGTGCCGCCCCGGCGCCCAGCGTCTCCCCCACGGTCATGAAGAGACGGGAGAGAAGATCCAATTCGTCACCGATGAAGTCTAGCACGGTAACCACCGCGTCGCCCCAACGCTGAATATCACCCGTCGAAGCAACCAGTCCGCTGATTCCGAACGTCAGCACTCCACCAATAGACTCCAGCACGTCATCCCAAGCGTTGGCAAACTTCTTGAGCTGACCGGAAGCCGAGTCACCCAACGCCCTATTCATCCCGCCGATCTTCTTCTCGATCTCTGTCAAAATCAAGTTAAAGTCACCGGACTTCTTGACAGCATCGGGAAGAACGACTCCGTAGCGTGCCAACGTCTCCGTCATCCCGGCCGAAGCACGACCGAGCAATACAGCTGCCGTATGTGTATCCCCAGTTCTTGTAGCAAAGTCCGCCATTACGCGCGTCGCACGGGGAAGCGTCTCATTCGAGATCGTATCGAACGTGGCCAGCATCGCCTGGCCACGGACAATCTCATCGTCGGGAATGATCCCCTCTGCCTGAATTTGTCCCGCTAGCTTCTTCATCTCCAAAGAAAGCGCGCCCGTGCCGCGGCCCATAGAATTCAGCACGCTGTCCAGCCGAATCCCGGCCTGCTCCGCTTCGGAGAAGGCTCGCACAGACTGCTGCATCACAGCGGCGATCGTCAGACCACCGGTCAACGCTGCAATGGAAGACCCGAGTCGCTTGAACTTTTGGTCAATGGAGCTAACGGCGCGCGCCGTCAACTTGTCTGCCTCCGCCATGCTGCTGGCGTACTGCGAGATCTCCGCTCGCAGCGCAACGTCAATCGTATCAGCTAGGGCCATCGGGGAATCTCCTCTTCATCTCCTCGTATTCCTCGCGCGTCGCGGGTTCCGTGCCTGATTGCTGCACGATCAACCGTCGACCGTTTGTCGCCGCGATCAATTCACTCATCGTTGCTCTCCAAAATACATCTGGCGACCAATTCAAAACTCCAAGTGCAAACTCCAGGTGAGGGCGGAATGTCCCTACTCCGCCCCCGTCTTGGGGTCCTCGTCTTCACCCTTCTCGCTACCCAATCGTTCCTTCGCTTCAGACATCGCCTTGTCTCCTGCCAGACCGTACATCAAGAACATCAGCAGCCCGTCTTGCTGTATGAACTTGACCAGTCCGTCGCTAACGATCATTTCTCCAACTTCCTCATAGCGCAGCGTCTTGCCGCTGCGCGTCTTTGAAAGTGGGGGGCGACCGTCGTTGGCTCCGATCAGCCCTTCCCAGACCACGACCGCGATCGTCGACAGACGAATGTCGCCTTGCCGCTGTTCGCGAACGATCTCCGGGATTGATTTGTTCAGCTTGCTCTCGATGTTTGACAGAGCCTCGAACGTGGGCCGAAGCGTCCAAGCCTCGCCACCCAAGCTGATCTCCACTTCACCGCGCAGCTTGTTTGCCATAAAATTACGCCCTCATGAAGGTGATGATGTCAGCGCTCTCAATGGAGATGTTGTACGTCTGCTCAGAAACGTGCGAGCCTGCGTACTGGAACGACGTGATCAAGAACAACCCCTGAAAGAGATCACCGTTGCCGAAGACCATCTGGAACTCTTCCTGCGCGCCGGTGATCGCCAGCTCCTCGATCAAATTGATCGCCGCGTCATCTTGGAAAACACCCGAACCCGAACAGGAGACCGAACGAAGTCCGGCGTCCTCCAGCAGTCGACGCCACGGGGCGGTGTCGCTCGTGGTCACGTCGACCGGCTCGTTGTTGATCGTCAGATTCCGCTCGCGGATTCCGCCGATCGTCGTGAACGTCGCGGGCGAAGCGCCGTTCCCCACCTTGAACAAAATCAAACGACCTTTCTGTGCTGCCATGACTTAATCTCCTTCTCAGTTAACAATTGAACTTCAAAACGCGAAGACGTAATCCTTCCCAATCTTCGTCACGCAACGCGCCCCCCACGAGGTCAGCAGACCGCTGGCCGCGAACGGCTGGATGTCGTAGCGTCGGCCGAACCCCTTCTCCTCGATCACGATTACCGGGCGACAGCTCTTGATAGTCTGCTCCCCGCCCAGCAAAGCGTAGTACTCGAACCCTTCGACGTCCAGCTTCAGAAAATCGAGGTTCGTCAGCTCGAACGAATCCAGCGGCTTGATCAATATTGACCCCGCCTCGTCTATCCGCATGAATCGACTGCCGGTGTTCCCGTTCCTGGAGATGTCGTCGACGATCTTGCCACGCCCGAACTCTGCCCCAAGCGCCGCGCAGAATGGGGAAACGTTCGTGCTCTTCCAAACATTCTCGTTCAAGCATTCAAATGTATCCTCTGCTGGCTCAAAGGCGATGACCTCATCAAAGACCTCCGCCATCTTCAGGGCCCACGATCCCACGTGTGCACCGCCGTCGACCGCGACCCTTAAGTCAGTCACGAATCTCAGCGCCTGTTGAAGATGGTCAAGTTGGAATCCGCCTTGCTCCAAAAACGGTGCAAAATATGTGTCGCTATCCGGCACCATGAATTGTCCTGCACGCTTCATCGGGCTCTCCTCCAGTAAGGGTGGTCGTGTGGTGCCTTGTAATAATTCACGGGATAAGAACGACCGACAACTTTGCGATCGCCTTTCAAGTGATCCATGTAGCGCCCCAATTCCGAATTGATGAAAACGTGGCCGGAGCCATTGATCGACAGGTTGTGACTTGGAACCCCGGTCTGGCGTCGTACCCAGTCGTAGACCCACGAATCATGCCACTCCTCTAACCTCATGAACGTGTCGTTGCGATACAGCGACGCAAACACGTTGATGAAATCAAAGCATCGGGGGTGGTCAAGATTGTACCCGACGAACCCGCATTCACTATGATACCCCCCGCTGCGACCCAGATAAGAAGTGCAAACAGAAGCCGGCAACGTCGACTCCAAGAATGACGTCGGAATGTCGTCGAAAGTTACCACGTCAGCATCCACCCAGAACAACCGACCACGCTTAGCAGTGAGCGCTGCATGTTCAATGGCAAAGATCTTTCGACAGAACTTATAGGCATCGTATCGAAAGTTGTAACCCTGCTGAACGCACTCCCGCTTCCAATAGTGGGAAGGATCCCGCTGCCGCCCCTGAACGATCAAGTTGTGTTCGTGGCGCTTCAGAAATGTCTCGCAGTCTCGAACGTCTCGCAGCAGATCGACCCCACCGAGCTCGGGCTGCCCCTCGTGGTAGATCAGCAGCTGCACATTCCTCGGCCAATGCACAGCGAAAGTCTGCAAAAACCTCGCGCCATAGTCTGCATAACCCTTCTTGCTAAAACTGGTCACCACCGAAATCATTTCCTTCTCTCCAATTGATCGCACCGCATCATGTCTTTGTTTTCCATCAGCCACGTGTCCGTGTGTTCCGTTCCAAAGTACTCCCTGAAGTACGGTCCCCCGATCGTGAAGTGAATCAACGCTGCGTCAGGGTTGCGATCGCCGTAGCCGACGAGGTAGTTCCATTCCGCAGGAAGCGTACCGATCAAGGTATCGTCTTCCAACCACTTGAATTGGTGTAGATCTAAGCGCGGAGCAATCTGGACATACCCCGGAGTCAATTCCGTGCATCGTTCACAGTTCATCAGCATGACGCTGGACCAATTCTTCTTCTCATAGTGGTCTTGCTCGTTACCCAAATACTTCTTCTGTTCCGGAGGCCGATACCGATGCTTGACTACTTGGACAGCATACATCGGATCACGGAGGTCCCAAAGCTCCGCGATGTCCCGCATCACGAGCATGTCACAGTCTACGAAGATCGCCCACCCCTCATATCGGCAAAGATACGGAACCAACCAACGCGTGAAGGTGAAGTCGTTCGACTGAAACCGCTCGTACGGACGATCATGAATCTCCGTCAAGTGCGGTAACGACAGCGGAACAATGCTGACCGGGCGCGAGGCTCGTCGCCAAATACTGTGCGCCAGTGTGTAAAACGCCACTGACTCGCGCGGGTCGTAGCCTATAAAGACTCGAATCTGATCGTTCACGAGTTCGCCTCAATCAAATACATAGATTTGGTCAAACCGAATCTGCTCGACGAACCGAGCCCCCAACTTCCCCAAAAAGTCTTTTGATGCGTGCGGAGCGATTCCATACCGTTTCTCCGGAACCTTGCGGAGCTCTTCCAAGATCACGACTGGCCGACAGTGAATCAGCGTCTCCTTGGCCCCTTGTAACGCAAAGAGCTCAGCGCCCTCGATATCCAATTTGATAAGACCGACATCATCTAAGCATAGATCGTCGATTGCTACTGCGGGAATCAACCCCTCTTTGTCGGGCTGAACAAATCGAGAACGGTGTCGACCTGGAGGACGATTCGTCGGTTCACAAACCTGAATATGGCAACTCTTAGACCACAGCGCTTTCTGCATGCACTGGACATTCCCAAGTTCTCTGGTCGCTATGATCAGTTGTTTGAAGGTGTCTTCTGCCGGTTCAAAGGCGACGACTCGCTCGAAGGACTTGGCCATCTCCGCAGTCCATAAGCCGATATTCGCGCCACCATCAATCGCGGTACCAAACCGATGCACATGGCGTAGCGCCACACGGAGGTGATCAAGCTCACGAACCACTTTCTCTGAGACTTGGGATGCCATCATCTTAACACCTTCTTTTTCAAGTGATCCCAGGAAAAGCCGGACTTGATTTCCTGTAAGTTCCACTGCGTGTAAGCCAAGTTATAAGCCCACTGATCACGGTCAAATCGAATCGGCGAATCAATTAGGTCAAGATTGTGATTTGCCACGTCCCATGCCATTGACCCCGGATCGGAGGCAAAAACCGGAACTCCTTCGATGACGCTCATACTACCTGAAGTGCTGTTGTAGGTCACCACGGCCCAAGCATCTTTCAAGTCATCTACCAACGGTCGCTCAGAACGTTGTGCCGCTCGAATGTCTGGAGTGATCGCTCGCGCCAGGGGGTGTGGTCGAAAAAGAATCTTTCGCTGGGTGATCGAAGAAAGTTTGATTGCCTGATGCTCGCACCAGCTGATGATGTCCACCGCGGCGACGGAGCCGTCTGTTGGAACTTGCCCGATCACCAAAACGTGAGAACCGTCAGTCTTCCAAGGTTTGAGGTCAATTCCCAATTTTGCCCAGCGATCTCTTGGAGAAAACTGGTTGCAATAATCAGCCCGACCATTCAAGCCGTTCCATCCCAAGGAGTAATAGCCCAAATCTCTTTTCAAAGATCCAAAGTTAACCACCAATGTTGGCGCATCCACCGCGCGTTGAACTCGCAAGATCTCTTGATGGCGTAGCTTCCCCCACCCGAACATAACGGCCACGGGATACGGTTGTTTCTGCTCGTGTGGTGCAGAGAATTCACACCTCAGACCGTGCGCTTCCAGCCCAGCCATCACGTGGTGTAGAACCGTCTCCTCTTCGGCCGAAGTCGGACGATTTGGAGTAGGAAGGTGAATCCCGACGTCAATCATTTTCGTTCTCCAATTTTTCTTGATCATCTGAACTGAACAAGAGTAAAACTTCTTGCTCGTGTCTTGCTTGGTCAAACTTTCTCCGCCACCAATTTTCGGACTTCAACGTCACGTGAGCATTTTGGCCATTGGGGAGTGTCTTCCTCGCTGGCGTCAATGCGATGTTGGCGAAGACGAACTTCTCAGCGTAGCTAAATAGTTCCTCGATCACGTCGGAAACGAGCAACTCTGGGATGTGCTCCATCACGTCACAGCAAATCACACCATCGAAAACACCGTCGGGCTTCTTGTGAAGGCCACGAACACCGGGGTCGTAACAGTAGGGTAGAACCCCCTCCCATTGGTCGTGGGCACGAAGACTCAGGTATTGCATCCCCTTCCCACACCCGTAGTCCAACAAGGACTTAGCTCGATGACGACGCACAAGGTCACCGATTTCTTGAATATAGTGCTTCGTCGAAAATCCCAAGAACTTTTTAGGATCATGGTGCATCGTCTGATAAAAATCATGAAACTGATCGACCAAGAGTGCCTTCTCCTCGTCGAGAGTACTGTTCATCTGTTTTTGAGCGCGCGCTTGTCGCTTAGCTTTCATCGCAGCTTGCTTTTGCGCTCGGTGCTGTTCTTCTGTCAATGACATAGTGCCCTCGTCTCTTTCCACATTTGTCCGGAGTAGAATTCAGCCAACGTCCATTGGCAGTATGCCACCTGCCGAGCCCAGTACTCGCGCTGTTTCTCTGACAACGCCCGAAAACCGTTGACCATCGAGAGGTCGTCACCAGACACCGGTTGCGCGATCGACGGGCCTAACGAAATAACCGGGAACCCCTCGATCGTCGCGTCCGCCGAAGCGTTGCTACCGTGAACGACCAGCACGCCGTCGTTCTTCAGCTCATCCCATAAAGTTCTTGGGGGTCTTGAAAATAGTGCGCCGGGGACCGGCACCGCACCGTTCCACGAAGCCTTGGGGCGATATACGAATGGCCGATCCGTGTACTTTCTGACCTCGTTCAGTACGCTCATCGCGTACTCCGTAGCGTCACCCAGTCGATGAAACCGCGCATACTTCTGCGATGGGCCAAGGTAGACAACCGCACCACCACCAGCCCTTGGGGGTCTGATCTCCAACCCATACTTAGAACGAATCTTTTCCCAGCGATCCGCAGGGCGGTCAATCGACATCAAATATTCCAACGGTTGAAAAGCGTTTACGCTGACCTTCAGGTACTCTCGAGAGCACGCCCGGAAGAATGCTTTATCCAAGTACACCACAAACTTCCCCGCGGCGCGATACGAGTCCAGCACCAATCGTCCGCGTCCCTTGACTCCAATCAACACGGCACCGTCCGCGTCTTCGACGGGAGTGCCTTGGTACTTTTCGCCACAAAGAACGCAATGGTCGCCCAAGGCTCTCGCACCGGCAGCGAAAGCCTCTGCGACTTTGCGTTCGCGACCTTCAGGACTGTGATAGAAGACGATCTTCACTGTTCGAGCCTCTCGTTAATTTTTCTCCAAGCAAACCCTGATTCCAACTCTTCTGGCGTGTACTGACACCACGCCAAACCACACAGCCAACGATGACGATCTTCGTCGCTTGGGACAAAGACTTGGTCGTTCACCATTCCGCGGCTGGCCAACGGTGCCGAGACGCAATCGTCTCCGGTCAAGAGAACGGGGACGCCATAAAGCAATGCGTCCACCGCCGCGTTGGATCCGCGAGTCACCAAGGCCCAGGCCGAGGTCAAAAAGTCATAAATTGAAGCTTCGCAATTTCGTGGTCGGTAGACGATCGTCTTCGTCGTTGACCACCTCAGCTTCCACAGTTCTTCTGACACGTCCTCGTCGTCAATATCAAACCACTCCTTGTACTTATTGGACGAATCAGCATAGATAATATGATCTCCATCAACTCTCCACGGCCAAGGCTTGATCTTCTCGCGCTCCCAACGGGACTCATCATCACCAAGATCCATCACGTAGGACGCGGGTTGGAAACAATCTACCGCGATTCGATGATACTCACGCGGAGTCTTCATCCCCTGCTCTCGATATCGTAAGTAGCCTTTGTCGACGTAGACCACGTGCTTACCCGCCGAGCGATACGCATCGAACGCCAAGCGTGTACCCCGATTACACCCAATAAGAACGGCGAC